GGAAGTTGAGATTCTGACACTCATCAACAATAACAATAGCATTGTCAAGAGTTGTACCACGAAGGAATGATGTAGACCAGAAAGAAATAGTCTCTTGGTGCTTAAGATTTTCATATAACATCTCGAAAGAATTATCATCTGGCATCTCAAACATAGCCTGAACCATATTCTTATATGGTATCTGATATATGTCTGACTTATCTTCATGATCTCCTGGTAGGAAACCAATCTCTCTTGTTGCTACCAAAGACCTAACAATATAAACCTTATCGAAAGGAGTAAAGTCACTTAGTACATCCTTGAGTGCAAGGTACAATGCAATGAATGTTTTACCTGTACCAGCACAACCATAAGCAAAGATATTTTTATCTTCACCCCAATCTTTAAAGAACAACTCTTGGTTCTCTGTGAGGGGTTTGATATCTGTCATGAAAGATGAGTCGATGGGCTTCTTGCGCCTCATCTGTCTCTTAGACATCTTGGTTGGAGTTCTTTTCTTAACTGCCATAATTAACCACCACCCCAATCATATCCACGACGGTCCCATCCTTTATCAACCTTACCTGCCCGTCCAATAACATCTTTCCATCCTGGATGTGTCTTACTCATCTTATCACGCCAGTCACCTACTTCAGTGACATGGTTTCCTATACCTGCTTGCCAATCTTTATGCCAATCAGGGTTGTCTTTCAACCACTGTTCATACTGTTTCATTGTCATAGATAACTCCTGTTTCTCACCAGTTTGTTTATGAATTAAAGGATAGGTAGGCATTAGTTCCACTCCAGTGCGTTAGATACAATAGGAAATTCTTTTTTAAATATATCTCTACACAACTCAGCAATTTCCATGTGTTCTTTCTGAGTACCATGTGCAGAACGTAGATCAATATAGTGTACCCATGAGCGTACACTACCTGTCATATATAACCGAGTCGGTGTAGCAAGAGGTAGTACAAACCGAGCACACTCCTTAGCAATACCTGCATGAAGCATCTTCTTATACAGATCAATACTCTGATCAAAATGCTTTCGCATCTCAATCTCAAAGTTTTGTTGTGTTACTGGATCTACATCATCAATACTATTCTGCCTGTTCTTACTATCTTGACGACGTAGTGCTGGCAAAGGGATGTCCTCTCTAATGTGAGAGACATCAGCATACCTCTGTGAAAACTCTTGGTATGTGAATGAACGATGCCTTAAGATCTGTGCAGCAAGACCACGTGTAGTCTCAATCTCCACAGTCATGTGTGCTTGTTCAAAAACCGACCAGTGGCCATGCTTTATGCAATAACCTAACAATCCAGCTACGTTTGGGTTGTCTTGGTTGTTCGGGTTGCTGACTCTCGCCACGTACCCCATCGTCTCCTCCGCTTTGGGAGTGACTGATACCAGTTTCACTTGTTGCATTCTTTTTAAGTCTCTTACGTATGAGCTTAGCATACTTCACATCTTCCTTAGTATACCACTCTGGATGCTTTTTGGCAAGCTTGATTATTCTCTTCGCAGTTTTCCTTGTATCTTTTCTACGACTCTCTTCCATTCAGTAGTAATTATTCTTTACTAGGTATTTATATGCGACTTTCAAAACAAAAAAAATCCAGGAAAAAATTTTCCTGGATTCATGTAAACCAAAAGTGAATTTTGGTTTATCTATGCAGCAACTAATTTCTTAGCAACTTTGACACCACGATACATTAGATCGAAGTTTCTCTGTTGTGCTGCTTTCTGTACCACTTTGCGGTACTCCTCAGAGTCATAGGAGACTCCACGGTAAGTGACTTGTGCCATTGGCTTGTCCTCAGGTAGGGTGGATGAGACCCGTTCCTTCAGTCGGCATTTGCGTCCCCGAAAGGATGAACGATTCCGTTCCGTGTCGGCTTACTTGCGCCCCTAATGGGGTGAACGTTGTGTTAATACTAACACATGTATATTATATAGTCAAGTGCAACTGTATAATCTGTTACATTTTTAGGATCTTATAAGAATTCAATCAAAATCTTAGAGTCTTGTAAAGGTATGGACAAGAGAGATTGATTCTCTACCAGTAAAGGATGATCCACAGTTAAGTAGATGTCTACTAGTTGCTTAGTTATCTTAGCAAACTGTGGGAATTCTTTAGCGATAAACTTTTGACACCAGTAAAGATCTCTTGTGTATACATCCTGATTAGTCTGTAAGAATGTATAACGTAAACAACGTTTGATATAAAGTTTAAAATTTTTCTGTACCAAAGCATCATACACTTTGTTCTTTAAAGACTTCTCTAACCATTCATGTAAGTTAATCAATGAATCTAAATTAGACTGTGATACTGGTGGTATGTCTGTGATAGGTATAGTTGTGACACTAAGATCCTCATCACCATAGACACATGTAGTAAAGAACCCTTCATCGAATGATTCTTTAGGACTAATGATACAATCAAGTTCTATATTAAACTTCTTGTATATCAACTGCTCAAGTAAATAAGTTTCTTCTGGTAGTTCATCTGATACTACAGTAAAATCTACATCAGAATCTGCTGGTTCACTATACGCACGTGATCCTTTAATGTACACAGAATGTACACTGTTTAATGGAAGGAGACCTAAGAAATAATCTGTGATCTCCTGTGAAAATTTTGGTATTGGTTCTATTACTCTAGTAATATGACCTTGTTCTATATTATAATAAGTTCCTTTACTCATACTCGTGAGGAATATAATCAGGACACAGGAGAGCACCTGCTAATTCTCTGGCATGATTGTTGTGTTCTATCAACTTATTCATCCAGATTCTCTCGTCAAGAGAAACCTCACCATCTGTTGAAATTATTCTACAACAAATGTCAGTGAGTTGGAGTCGGTATTTTGTGCTTAACATGTTCGATGGCCGCAGGAAGGATAGCATATTCTTTACGTTGTATTCTAGGTGTTAATGTTTCAACTGTATCATCAGGTTCAATAGGAACTTCCGATTGAATAATAACTTCACCTGCATCTAATTCTTCTGTGACATAGTGAACACTACAACCAGTAGTTTTTTCACCTGCTTCCAATGCCTGTTCAACAGCATGGAGTCCTTTATATTTTGGAAGTAACGATGGGTGTAGATTAATTATTCTTTTGGGAAATGCTTTAACAAACTCAGGTGATATAACCTTCATCCAACCTGCTAACACAATGAGATCTACTCTCCATGCTTGCATGAGTTGAATGATCTGATCCTCATGCTTGTGAGAAATATGACAATGAGGAATTCCAAATTTCTCTGCTCTCCTAGCAGCACCACAATCCTTTTTGTTGTGTATCATCAACACAACTTCATCCTTGTTACAAGTACGAAGGATGTTCTCGAAGTTGGTTCCGTTTCCAGAACATAGTACTCCTAATCTCATCGGGGGTAATGCCTCTAATGTATATAGAATTTAACTATTGATACTCCACTACTAAGTTACCAGACAAAGTTGTTCCTGTATTTCCAGGTAATACTTCATGTCCTAAGAAGGATGGAAAAAGTATCAAAGATCCTGGTTCTAAGTTAGGTCTGTAATCCATAGGGAATACTTTTGAACAGTCTCCCATATGATTTTGTACCAGTGGCATGATAGGGTTAATGAATGCAGTCTTAGATGTTACATCTTCATAAATGATAAAACTCCATTGAGCATTGGGATGAATGTGGTATCCCTGATAGGATCGAGGATCATATTTGTTCCTCCACATACCCATGAACTCAATGGACTTGACCTGATCTGGTAATGATTCTAACAGAGGTCTGATGACTGTCAACAGGTACGTCCATGTACTGTCATAAATCTTCAACCCATTATTAAAAGTGGTGAGCACACCACTCTCCCAAGTGGGTGAGAACTCACCAACGCCAGTCTTTATTTTCTTCAAGTTAATCTTCTCAGTGAAGATTGGAATAGCAAAGATTTCTTTTTTCATTCACCCCATGGATCTTTAATGTCAACAGGCTTAGTCTTCTTCTTTGGCAACAGTTTAAGAACCCACTGCCATAAAGTCTTCATGACCTTCCACCCCATTGGATACCAGGAAATGCTTCAGTTACACATGCCTTAGTAATCTTCCAACGCTTACCAAGTTTTCTATCCTTAGCAAGACACAATACTTCTGCTTCACCAGAATTAAGACCTTCTAGCATTTGAATAAACATATTCTCACGCTTGACCTGAGATACATTTGATCCACCCTTAAAGAAATGATGAAGCAACCTTGCTTCCTTCTCTAAGATGGTATGTTCTGTACCTTCTGGTGCGTCATTAGGTTCGTAGGGTACATCTCCTTGTGGTAGAAGACTAATCACTGTTTCATCAAAGTTAATGATGAATAAAGATCGCAGTGCTTGAGTGTTGTACTTCTTCAGCAGTGTAACCTTTTCTTTCTTTGTCTTTGCGTTGGATACTTTCTGTAGTATCTCATGCATCAAGAGTTTCATCTATTTCATCCTCATTAATAAATTTTACTGATAGTAATTGTTCATTGAACAAATTTCCATTCTCATCATACATCTCTGGGTGGTATGCTACCTCATCTCTGGACCACATGTAATCATGTGCAAAATCCTTTGCCGTCCAACCAACAATGACACCGACACACATGAACAAAAATGATAATGTAGCCGAGAAAAAAAGAATCGTAGTATCTGTCATGGTACTTCTCCAGTTATGATGGTGGTGTATTCTTCTCCCATCTCAGATCGATATTAAAATACCAATTGCGTCTGAACAGAGAGAATGCTTTCTTAAAACCAAACCCAGTCTTAGGTAAGGGATCTTTATTTTTCCTCCTAAGCATTAACTCTATGCCTTTATTTATGGACAGTTCTGGATGGTCATTTTTCTTTTCCACTTATCAGTCCTTTTTTTAATAGAACTTTAGCAGTCTCGACTAGACCACCAATAGGTTCACCATCCATTATAACATAGGGATATCCTTTGGCATCAGGATACTTTTCTGCAAAAGCATCACGTTCTCTGTCACCAATCTTAATTTCATTGAAAGATAACTTAGCTCTGTTCATGAGAAGTTTCATCTGTTCACAATAGAAACAACCTTCAGTTGAATACACTGTGATACTTGTTCCAAAGACTCTTTCCTCTGGTTCTAAATTTCCATGCATAAAAAATGGGAGGGTTTAACTCCTCCCATTGTATCAGATTGTCAGTTGCGTGTCAACCAACAGCAGGTGCCACTAGTGCAATTGGCAGTCCGTCATTAGGAACTGCTGCCAAGTCTAGTGGGAAGTTGTGAGCGTTACGCTCATGCATAACTTCCATACCTAAGTTTGCTCTGTTAAGAACGTCTGCCCATGTAGGAACAACCTTACCGTTTGCCGATACAATCGACTGGTTGAAGTTGAATCCGTTCAGGTTGAATGCCATCGTGCATATACCCATAGAGGTAAGCCAGATACAAACAACTGGGAAGGTTGCAAGGAAGAAGTGAAGTGAACGACTGTTGTTGAATGATGCATACTGGAAGATTAATCTACCAAAGTATCCATGAGCAGCAACGATGTTGTATGTCTCTTCTTCTTGTCCGAA